ATTGAGTTAATAGCATCAACAGATTTAGGGGCCACCTCATATGTTTTGTATAGTTTTAGGCTAGCTACAGAACATGACCTACAATATTTGGTGCAAACAACAGTGGAAACGCAAACTCGCATTGGGTTGGTGGCTATGTTGGACGAGGCTAACTTTGATGCTACAGCCGCTGATGTTCAAGGTACATTTAAATTGCAAACCTTTAAGGACACCCTAATGGTTAAAATGTCAACTAATGAAATTAGGGTGATCAGTTACGAGCCAAACACGGCAAATTTCGTTTTTGGAGAACCTGAGTTGTTTTATTGTGAGAAACAAATTCTAGCTATGCCCAAAATAGTGTTCTTAAACATATATAGATTGGTTTTGCTTAGGTTAACTAATGTTACTTTGCCGAAACCCACGCCTGATGAATTGTTAAGCATTGCCACTTCAAACTTGACAGTTTCTAATATGCTTGATACTATAGTAATAGCTCTACCAATTATTATAGAAAAGGCGTTACTAAGTTATTATGCAGCCCAAGCAGCAATTTCCAGTTTGGCGTTTTTAAAGGCGTATGATTTGACCATGAACTTTAACAAAGATCTGCCAATAACATCTATAGCACATTTAATAGCCCGCAAATTGGGTTATGAGAAGCAACCTAATTTTATATCGAAACTACTTGGGTACCAGAGTGATTATTTAACTGACATGGCGAAAAGCAAAAATCTAGCGGTTAGTTCATTGGCTAAGTTTTCAAAAGATCATAAGTTCTCAGCAGCTGACGTTAGCTCTGCCGGTCGGCCAAGCTTGGGCACACTGATGATTAAATTAGGTTCACGGGAATTATTGAGACCATTCGACGCCAGGGTGCCACCACGCCCCGCCAACGCGAAAACTTTGAGCTGGTTCGCGAAAAAGAGATTAGGGTTTTATTCAAATTGGCGGAAGGTTAGCAACAAACCCGAGAAGTTCACCCCGCAGGACAATGAGTACTGTAGGAAATCGTTAGGATTACCGGCAGCGACGAACATGGCCATAGACAACATAGTTGTAGACCACCTAAATTCCAACGTAGTTGCAGGCGACCATAGCGAAGAAGTGAACAATGGAGATGAAAGCTTGGAAATAGTAGTTGAAGAGCGAAGTTCCTTAGATAAAGATGTTGATGATTTTGAGAAATTAATTAATAGCCGGAAAGCGGATCGAGCAGCACACAGGGCCGCGAAACTCCCAGCCAAGCCTGCCGTAAGACGCATGGACTCGTTGAAAGAAGAACCCAAACTAGAGAACAAAGAACACAATGTATTCGATGGTTGGGAGAATTATAGTGACAGCGACAAACCAGATGAAGATTTGCCCACGCCAGCCGTATCCGTTATTGATGCTATCAGCGACGCCTTCGAATCCCTTTTCGTGAAGAAAGCCCACTGCAAACCGAACAGCAAGCAAACTCGCAACGCTAGTTACAGAAAGCTGTATGGGCCTACCGGCTGGAATTACATACCTTTATTTGCAACCCTTTACGAAGAATTATGTTATCGCAAAAATGCGGGTTTAATCCCTGCCAACTATCAGCGCTTGACTATGGAACCACAGTCATGGATCGACTTGAGCGCCTGGGGTGGATCACTCAGTGAAACCTGGCAGCATATGAATGTGGCGGCAAATGCTATTCAGAATGTTAAGGGTGAGCAGGTCGTTCAGGCACTCGAAACGGTTATTAGCCCTATCGTTGAACCAATAGTAGAACTAATAGATGATCCACACGGTGAATGGAACTTGTATAGGGCGTATATCACAGGGAACATGACGGAAAGGCAATACCTGGATGAGAAAACTAATCTCGTTCATACTAAGTTGCACAACTTAAATTCATACACAGGCAATTGTTGTAACAATTTTATAAATATGTATTTATCCGCGATGCCAAAAGCTATAATCCATGCTCATGTGAACAACCAAGGGGAATTGTTTTTACCATTTTATGAATTTAGGTTAATAGCACAATATTTGAATTTATCGCCCAAACTCAGTAAGATAAGGAAGAATATTTATCACGTACGACAATCGCTGGCAACGGTTTCCATCACCAAATTCTACAGTAGAATAATATTCAAGAAATACGATGGATTCTCAAAGGTAGTCGGCGCCACGGTCAAGGACGAATCTGACAAAATTATAGCATATTCCTATAAGGTTACTAGGCCATTCCCAGATGCGAAAGAATTTAGAGTGTCTAATGATAGTTTATTGTTGAAGAAAACTAATCTAAAGAGCTACCATGCCGTATCGTTTTCCAACCTTAAACAATTGGAACATCTGGTTGAAGATCCAACCTCAAAGCTCACCCTCAAACCACCAGTTTTTGGTGTAGGCTGCATTATTCCTGTTAGTTTAGATAGCGCGGCACCACTTTGTTACGCTAACACACCTGCAAATCAACTATTATGCTTAAAGAGACAAACAGCAAATAGCCCCGTTGCCAACTACGAGGTGGGTGATTTTGCTGCTTTCAACAAGGGCATCATTGAATCGTTAGCCAGCCATGTAACAAATGCATTAATAAATTACTCTCCGTTGGATTACGCGAAGGAATTAACAACAAAGAAAAGGAAGGCCCTACTCCGGGTGCTAGGGGAAGACTACATAGGTCGATTGTTAGAAATGTTCGATTCCAAACGCAATCGCGATGCATTCCGGACGTTTGAATTGTCGGTAAAAGCCGAAAAACAATTTATAGATGAGGACGGCACCATACCAAAGATACGTTGCATATCTTGCCCCAACATTTACCGAAAGGCATATTATGGCCCGATATCTCGCAAACTGGCCGCAGCATCTCATGAACTATTAGGCTCAAGCTACAGTGATGGCAACAATTCAGAATATTACTCTAAATTCATAAACAAACATGTCGCTTTGGGTAATAAATTCCTGACGTTTGACTTTAGCGCGTATGATACAACGGTTACCTCCGAGGTGAAACAGTTGACTGATTTGCAAATTTTACGACAAATAAAAGTTTGGAACCCATTGAGCAAAATTCACAAAGTAAGCCTCAGCTCTTGGAATAGCACCTTTTTGAAACTTGCACGCCCTGTAAAAGTAGCTGGAAAGAAAACCACATGCAAGTTAGCAATTGATGGTAAAGTTTTCTCCGGTGACCCTTTCACCACTAGTTTGAACACGACAAGGAACATACTAATAATGAGATGGGTTATAAAGCAAATAACAGAACTAGATATACTAAAACAACAAACAACACTTCTAGAACTATTAGTGAAAGGTGACGATATCGCGATAGCAGGAGACGCCAAGCTAATTGATCCCATTTCCAGGGAGCTGTGCACATACTTCCACAATGGAAATAATGTAGCCGTGTTCCCATTAACTGTTAAGGAATATAAATTAGGATTTGACCCTGTTCATAGCTTTGATTTTATATCCTTAGGCGTTACCCAGAATCTGGATGGTGTTTTCGTAGCGACACGGGTATTAAAAGGAATAGTTAACAAATTTCCATACACAGTTAATAGTGATTTATGCTTAAACAAAGACAATGGTATATCCATCGAAGGGTTACAGAATAGAAACGCACTACTTGATGTGGCATACACATACACTGAGCTTTACGACAACCTACTAAAACCTTACCATTTTAAGCAGTATGCCAGCAAAGCCGCGGATGAGAAATTTAACTATTATGCAGAGGGGGTAGCCACCAAGCGTATACCAGTATTCTTACCAGAACTCAACTTGAAGTATAAGGGACCATGGCCCAAGGCCATCGGTGTTGCAAGCTGGAGGTTAGTTAGCAACTTCAATATATTCCAGGTTAGAATACAAAAGGTTAGCGATTTGGCCAACCCGAGCCATATAAAATGCAAAAGAAAAACAAGAAACGACAAGCAAGTAGCCGAGCGCGTCGCGCTGCTTCATTAAGCAGCACGCGCAACGCTATTAGGAAAATGAAACAACCGTTGAAGAACTTAGAAAATAAAGTTGCACAAATGACAACTTTAGCCATGCCTAAGAAAGCCAACCCTTACGCAGATGCTTTTAATAACACTGATGCGCCCCGCAAAATACAGCGACCAGATCAATACCCAAGCAACAACCGATCCGCTGTTAGCTATGTTAGGGCCGCGCAGGCAGTAGAAAAAGCTCGATACTTCTATGCTTTATTAAACCCTTATGCATCATGCATAGAAAGATTACCTGTTGTTGTGCCTTCCGTTATCTCAATACCCACAACACCGACGTATCATATCCAAAGGAAAACCTTAATAACTAACGCTAATGATGTTCACATAAGGTTTTGCCCAATTTTGCGACCTATTAAATTGCCATCTAGTAACGCGCCATATCTTAGTACTTACATTGCTACCAGTGGAGGCTCCACAGAATCCCCTTTCAATTGGGTGGGCTTTTTAAATCATCCCTTATTCCCAAATATGACTAAAGGGCGCCTGGTTGGCTGTGAATTACGCAT